GATCATCTTCATCCAGAATCGTATCAACCGTTTCACCAGTGCCGATGGTCAAGTCGCCCGAAAGGGTTGCACTGGCAAGTGTTGAATCCCCGGTTGCCGTCAGGGTTCCTGCCGCCTTCACGCCGACTGAGGAAATCTGCAAGGCCGATACCTGATCACCCACTGACTGGACTGCCTGCGGGGAACTACTCAGAGTCCCGGCAGTCTTTAGCAGGAGTTCATTGGTGCCGACCAGGTTGCTGACCTCGATTCGTTTGGTGACATCGGTGTCCTTGTCCAGAATGACCAAACTGTCATCATCGGCTGCGGTGGTGAGTTCGGTTAATTGAGAAATCTTTTTATCGGCCATTTTTACCCCCTACGTTAGAACTATCCTTCCACCGTCCTGCAACAGAATCTTGCTTGAGTCCTGTTGCAACAGGAAAGCATTTGCGAGCCGCATCTTGGCGACTCCCATCTTGTTCAGTAGCCAGCGCATTTTACTGGAACTCTATAACCGAGTAATCCGCAGAGGAGGATGCGTAAACGCTGACCTCGCCCTGGTAACCGTCCAGCGTGAAGATGCCGCCTGTGCCGTCCTCGGTGCTACCGCCCGAGCAAGCCGCAAGTATCACATGATAATCAGATCCACTTGCACTCGCGCCCAGCTTGATGAATAAGGGGTCAGAGTCACTCTGGTTCTGTATGGTGAACCGTTTCCGGTCAAGATTTACTGCCAGACCTGACCCGCCCGTCTCCGGTGAAGTCGCACTGTTTGGCCCAATTTTACCTGTTTGAATATTCATAATTAGTATGTGTAAACGTTCATTCTGCGAACCTGACCTTCCTGGCGGACAACCTTGTCCACTTCCTGCGACCTCACCCCTTCAGCATCCGCCTCTGCAACCGATGCCTGCTCGTATTGTCCTTCACTTCGCAGATAATCAGCCAATACACCACGGGTGATGTATTCGCCGGTAAAGTAGGGGATATCGACCTTTGTCCAGCTTGACGCATTGGTGGTCGGGCTTTGCCCTGCTGTTGTCACCACCGCGCAGTCATAGAAGTTTCCCCCGCCTACATTGTTCGGGGAGGGAACAAAGCTGCCGGTGTCAGTGCTGGTATCGAAATAAATCTGTGTGCCGACTGCATAGGCCAACGAGTTGTCCCAGGCATCCCCGAATAGCTGGGGTTTCTGGTTCCTCCATTCAAGGTAAACGCCGGAGTCAACCGACTCCATCACGTTGATGTAACGGGTGGTGCCGTTATCATATAAAAAGTATTTGATGGGCCTTGCGCGAGTGGTCACTCGCGGACTCTGGTTGTAGACGTCAAACAGGTCGCCAACTGTGCTTGCCAGGGTCACTGTGCGCGTGCCGTCACTTGCTTCGCTCACTGTTTCCCCGGGGTCATCGGATACCCTGACCAGTTGAGGCCAAGCCTCCGATTCCCATATCATCGCCAGTCGATGATTCGCGAGGTCGCGCAGGGTTCCAAACGTGGATGAGGTGATCGCCGTGCGATCAAGCCCGCACAGTGTTGCCGTGCGGAATAGAACTGTTGAGTAATCAATTGTCCGCATATGACCTCCTGAATCGATGTGGACGGTCATGCGGTTCTGCATCGTCACCGCGATAACCAACCTGGATTTTGGTTCCCTTGGAAATTATTTTCATCGCCGGGTTATCACGTTCAGCCTCTCTTAAAAAACCGTTATCAGACCAAATAGCGTACCCGTATTTTTGACCCCATTTATGAAATAGGTGAGGCGGGATACTCATCCTCGCCTCACCCAGTCCGTCCACTGAACGATGATCCTTTTTGCAGATTTTTGCTGCGGCAGTTGCCGCAAGACCTGCCAACATTTCTTCACGCCGGAATCCCAGACGAAATTCGTCGATTAATTCCTCGCGAACTTCGCCTGGGAGATTTTCCAACATGAGTTGTTCCTTTATTCAGTTTAGGCAGGTCGGAATGCGCCAAGACCCAGAGGGTTCTTGCACACCAATCCGGCTACAGCCTTGAGTAACCTCGCTGGACCACCACCCAAATCAGGCAGCGTAGTCACTTCTGGTTGACTGCTGTAGCGCAATTCCAGAAGTTCCATATCGAGGATATAACCATCATCAACCGCAGGTAAAAAAGCCGAGGCGTGAAGCCGTAGCTTGCCGAAATCGCCCGAAAATAACGTTATATTGCTATTGTAGGCACTATCGGATGCGTCCCGATCAAAAGACCGGAAAGACGAATAGTTATCAGTGTCCCCCGTTGAGGATGTAGTGAAGACCAGGTTGGTGAACGCCCGCTTCATGGTCGTTCCCAGTACGGCATCAAAGTTGCCGAACTTGCCTGTCTCCCCATAGATACTTGTCAAGGTGTCCTGCACCACCGTCTCTGTTGTCAAGGCTGCGGATACAGTGGAAATGCTCGCCGTAGGCGTGCGATAATCACTGTCCACCGCTGGCACTGTGCCACCAGATGTGCTGATCCATGTACCCAACGCTTTGGTCAGGTACGGGAGCGTACCGTTATCTGCCTGCCCGTCATTATCCGAGCAGATTGACTTCTCGATGTCTCGCTTGAGCAGCCTGACACCTTTTGCCGTCATGTTCGCCAACTCGTTAGCCATGCCAGCAACAATGCTGACATCAACTGAGAGTGGGCTAACGCGAATCGGACGCTGGAAGACCTGAACGTAGTTGGACAGAATCTTTCTGCCACTGTTCAAGTTCTCAAAGTCCGACGCATACACAACGTCTACACCATCAACACTACCCGTGCTGACTGCGGCTGGCATATTCAACTGTTAACGGTTGGCTTTTTATCCAACCTCTCCGCTTTTCAACGGAGTATCGGCATATCTTTTCAACTCAAAGAGTTGTCGCGGCCTCTTGCCGGGATTATTTCACCCGGTATGCTCTGCCCCTGACGGTGTTCCTGCCCGCCTTCGGTTCGGATTGTCTTGTGGTTTCCCATTTAGATTCCCCGCTTAATTCCGCAATACTTCCCCGGCAGTCACCTGCCGGGTGGACAATATTAATTATCTGCCTGCCACTGTAGGTATGTATTCAAACACTATCGGTGAGTTTTTTATCTCACCTCCCGGCGTTTCCACCGGGGATCGGCATATCTCTTCTACTACTAGAGTAGTCGCGGACTCTTGGGTGGATTATATCTTTTCACCACCTATGCTCTGCCCCTGGTCACGCTTTGCGTGATCTTCGGTTCGGATTGCCTTATGATTTCTCATTTAGGTTTCCCGGCTAATTCCGCAATGTTTACCCTCTAGTCACCTAAAGGGTGGGCAATAATACCTTACCCGGTTTCTTCCCTTTCGGGATCATGCTGGCAACGGGGGTGTCTTTGCTGTCCACCATTGCTATGACATCAGAGAGCGATTCTCTTTTGCCGACCTGGTCTCTTTCAAATAATTCGGCCATCGAATTACCTTTCGTTTTGTGCCTACATGAGACTTTTCATGTAAGCGGTTAAATCCTTCTCGCTTGCGCCTCCAGACTTTGCGAAACGGTCATATGCACCCTGTTGGCTTACAGCCTCTTTCGAGACTGGTGCCGGACTGGGTGAGGCTTTAGGTTCGGCAGGTGCCTTCTTGATGGGTGCCTTCTTGGGCTTTTGGCCCGCCTTGGCATCCTTGTTCAATGTGGCTAACCCGAGCATCGTTGCTCCAATTAAATATTGATAACTGGGCATCCGTTGCAACTCGGGAACCTTTTCCAAGAATTCCCGTGCCTCCTGGTAGGCTGCGGAGGAGCGGTCTTTCCAAAACGGAAAAACCTTTTCCGTTTCTGCTTTCCATTCCTTTGATTCACGAACGTACTTTTTCTGGTCGGGCAAGTGCTGCTCAAGAGCATCCATTGCATCGACCTTGTAACGTCGGACATCTTCCGCACTCAGTTCAATTTCCTTACCGTCATTGCCGGTTATCTCTGAACCCTCCGGGTTCATCTCGCACCATTTCCGAATTTCCCTCTGCTTCTTTATTTCAGCTTCTACTTCTGATTGTGATTGCAGTTTGAAATAAGGGTTTAATGCGTTTGAAACTAATACCGGCTCGGCGGTTTCGGGCTTTTCCTTGAGTTGCGCCCGAAGTTCCTCGCTCTCTTCCTGTGCCTCCTTTTTTTGGCGCACAAGCTGATTGATTCGCTTCTGGGCGCGATCCGAAAGATCCGCGTCCTGTTCGTCCGTTTCCGCAGTCTCAGCCTCCTCCTCGGTGGTTTCGGATTCCTCCTCTACCGCCTCAGTGGCTTCCGTTTCCGCTTCGTCCTGAGAAAGATCAACTTCCTTGCCGTCCTCAGATTCCTCGGCACTCACCGGGTCTTCGGGCGGCGGTTCCTCTGCCTGTTTTTCGGGCGCAGGCTTTTCGCCTTCCTCGGCCTTAAAATGTTCGAGCATCAACTGTTCAAGTTCGATGCCGTCAATCGGGCCTTTGGGTTTTGCTGTCTCCACGGTGGATGTTTTTTCAGCCGCACCGAGTTCGGCTGTTGCTTTTTCGCTCATAAACAGACAGGGAGTTTTAAGTCGATCCAGACGACTGACAGGTTTTGAAAAGCCAAAACCAGAAAGCTGTTATGAGAATAGACTGCGAAAAAAAGACCCGCACAACAGAGGTGTGCGGGGTCTGCTTGGGTCAGCTTGTGTCGGCGCGAGTCGGCAGCTATTTGGCGGGGGTCATTCCATTCTGTTCGCGTGCCTGACTGCGTAGATTATGAAGCAGGGCATGGAAGTCCGTTAACGCACTGGCACGCCCAGCGGCATGGGTTCGGTCCTCGCCCTGTGTATCCCCGGCAATTGCGAATGTCGTTTCCACGTCAATCGACGCATCCAGCAGGATGTTGATTGCGTCCCACATTTCGTTTTTCTCAACGAAGGAAAACGCCTGTACCACTCTCGGATCAATCTCGTCCATTAGTATGCTCCCCGTGCGGTTTCAGCCTGTGCCATTTCCACGTTCTCCTCAACCGGGGGCGGCAATTGTGCTTCTGCCGCCATTTCGTCGGAAACCGGCGTGACACCAACGCGGCCTATGGTCGCATTTTCTGCTTGAGTGACTGAGAATTGGAGGTTTTTGACATAATTTTCCATGAGCCGCCTGAAGAGTTCGTCTCCCTGCAATGCCTGCTGCGCTTTTGGATTTTTTCCCATTACGTCCTGGGTGTATTGCAACTTGGTCTGTGCGGCAGGATCGTTCTCCACATAAAGCGGTTCATTCCCCAGCATCATCATGCCAATATCGCTCTGGACACCCTTGAAAAGAGACTGGGATGCAGTCGCCTGGTCCACTACAAGTTCCCTTGCTGCCTCTGGACTGATCGCTTCTATGATGATTTTCACCAGTTTATTGCGATCTATCACCCCGCCGGTATCCAAAGGCACCACAAATTGAGTGATTGCCTCCAGTTTGGCTTTTACCAGGTCCGTATCCAGTTCCTCCACGTTATAGCGGACAATGAAATCAAACATATGCTGGATCTCACTGATGTTTTGCGGAAGCTGACCCCCGGTGACCCTCTCGATCTCCTCGGGCGGCATATACTGCAAACATAGCTTGAACATTTGCGTGTAAATCTTCGCCCATGACTCAAGCCAGACATTGACCAGGCTTTGCTGCATCATCTGGGTCTTGATCGCCGGGACATCAACGTGTGCCGTCCCGAAGTATGCCGCATGGGTCGCCTCCACTCGCCTGATTAAATCAAACGCAGTATTTGGCGGACGCGCAGGCGGTTCCATCCAGGTATAATCATCGGAGCGGGTGACGGGGAGTTGAACTCCCGGCCCGACCTTGTTGATCCCCCCAATACGCTTCACCACCTTGATTGGCGGCAACGTAGTGAACGCAGTTGAATCCCTAATGGAATCGTGCTGCGTCTTGATCTCGTCCTGGTCTGTTGCTGCAATCTGCGGAACCCCCCTTGACTCGGTTATTGCCCTTCGTATCCTCTCACGCCGATATTCCACGAATGGATATTCACCGTGAGCGTAGCCTAACAGTTCATGCTTGCCGTAAAGTTCACTCGATGCCGCAGGGCAGAATACCGTGCAGTAAATACCCGGCACACCCTTGTCATCCAGTTGTCGCGCATACGCATAAACTATTTCAATCAAGTGACTCTGGCGCATCACGTTGGTTGAGTCCTCAATCGTGAAGTTGTCGTTGGTAATGCCAAACCAGGTTTGCTTTCCCTGCATGGTCGATGCCATCTCAACAAACTCCTTGTCCCAGCCCTCATCAATTTCCTTGGCCCGCACCTGCACTTCTGTCATCCAGATCCGGCGATAAATAACGCGGGCATCCTGCAAGTCAATTGTCTCGGGCGGGATCGCAATATCCTGATACGGTTTTAATGCCGTCACTGCCGGGGTATTCCTTTGCAGGTACTCCTCATCGATCTCACCAATGCCCGTCTCGCGCAGGTCGCGCACAAGTTTCCTTGCATCTGAAACCTTGATGTCAGGCACTGATGCGCTAATCAAGTTAGCCGCCTCATCCTCTGCCTCTGGATTCATTATCATCTCGGGCAACTGCGCCACAATTGAATCAGGTTGCTGCATGGCAATGGTCGCCACTTCCTCAAAGGTAATCTTCTGCTTACGAACAGCAGTCTTCTGGTCCCAGCCAACATGGAAAACCGACCACCCATATTGCTGCCCGAACTGCGAGCCAAGCTGCGCCTCACGCAATAACTCCTGGCTCATCTTCGTCTCGGACAACCAGCGCATTAGTGTAGTCGCAACCGTTGCCGATGAACTATCAGTAACCTCAGTGCCGCCGACATTAACCTTGCTACGCTGGAACGCAGTGGTCATCAGGCAACTCAACTCATTACAGGTTGAGTCCACCAGTCGGGTGCGAACATCCGATGCACCCTCAAACGGAAATACCTGTTCCCCGTCCGGCATTGCCTCGGAATGCTTCTTCCCGTCATCAGTCTGCCCGGTCCAGCGGCAAAGACGTATGTCGTC